ATTTCACATGGGCAAGTGCTACTCAGGCAGAAAAAGCTGAAGTAGCCATGCAGATGTTCTTTGAAAATACAGAGCAGTATGCCGGTAACTTTGCCAAGGAATCTACTGAGACGGTAACAGGATCAACAGGATTACTTCAAGCTGCCCTTGGCTCTTTCACAGCCGGTCTCGGAAATGCAGATGCAGATATGACAAATCTAACCCAAAATTTAGTAGACTCCTTCCAGTCGGTAGTAGAAAACATAGTTCCTATAATTGAAAATATAGTGGTTGCTCTACCTCCGGCAATGGACGGGATCATACTTGCTATTGGAGAACTTTTACCACTTTTGTTAACCACGGTTACAGATTTATTTAGTCAGGTACTTGGAACATTACTCAGTTTACTGCCTGAACTTATTCCGGCAGGAGTAGAAGCAGTAATGACCATTATACAGACATTAATAGATAACCTGCCCCTACTAATAGAAGCGGCAATACTTTTAGTTACAGCTTTAAGTGAAGGGATAGGACTGTCGCTCCCGGAATTAGTACCTTCAATGGTGGAAGCGGTTATATTAATAGCGACAACTTTGGTAAATAATTTAGACCTTGTACTTGATGCAGCTTTTCAGATTATCAACGGACTAGCTCAGGGACTTTTAAATTCACTGCCTACTTTGATAGAAGCACTGCCGCAGATCATAAACAGCATAATATTATTCATAACAAATAATCTACCAAGCATAATTAATATGGGAGTTCAGATAACTATTCAGCTAGCATCAGGATTAATTAGTGCAATACCTCAACTGGTAGCTCAGCTTCCACAGATCATTACTTCTATAGTAGGAGGTTTTACCAAGGGAATACCTTCTGTAAAAGACGTAGGAAAGAACATATCAAAAGGATTATGGGATGGAATTCACTCAATGATTGGATGGCTAAAAGGAAAAGTAGACAACATGGTAGGTGGAATAGTTAAAGGTGTAAAAAATGTGCTGGGAATAAATTCTCCATCTAAGGTATTTTCTGGTATAGGAGCTAACATGAGTGAAGGCATAGGTGAAGGATTTACAAAATCTATGAAGGATGTTGAAAATCAGATGAACAGAACTATACCTACATCATTTAATATAGACGCAAATTTAGGCAGAAATGATTTAGTAAAGGGAAGTGGCACACAAAACTACTTCAACATAGCTAATATGACAGTAAGAAAAGATAGCGACATAAAAAACATAGCAAGAGAGCTGTATCTCCTGCAAAGAAGAAATGAAAGAGGGGCTGCATTGACATGATAGGTTTTACATATAGGGGTAAGCATTCAGGAGAGTTTGAAGGGCTTGTTATAAAGACTGACAACAATCAGTTGATACCATCAAAGAGATTTGAAAGAATAAGTGTTCCAGGAAGAAACGGTCAGTACGTATTTGAAGATGGATATAACAATAAAATACTGGAGTTTGACTGCAGTTTAATAAAAGGAACAATCCAAAGTAAAAGACAAAGAGCTAGAGAAATAGCCTACTGGCTTTCTGGAACAGGAGATCTGATATTAGACGGTGAAAATGACAAGATATACAAGGTTGTAAGAACAGTAAGCGATATAGATCTGTCACTAAACCAAGTTGTCGAAAACTTTAAGGTTGTATTTGAAACCGAACCTTTTCAGCTTGGAACTTCTAAAAGCATTAGTGTAGATAATCCTACTAATATAACCTTAATAAATGATGGAACAGAAGAAGCAGAAACAATAATATCAGTTACTGGAACGGGAGATATTTCTTTAACATTAGATGATAAGATTCTAAATTTAACTGGGTTAACAGAAAAGATTACCTTAGACAGCAAAAGGTATTTAGTTTACAACGACTTAAAAGAAAACAAGCTGGACCTTCACTTTGGAGATTTTATTAAAATACCTCCGAGAAGCTCTGAACTTTTAATAACCGGCACAGTTTCTAATATCCTGATAGAATACTACGATACATATATATAGGGAGGTGGAAGACTTTGATAACTCTTTTTAACAGAAGTACAAATGAAAAGATGGCCTACCTTGATGATTTGATTATTGAAGACAGCATACAGATTACAAGAAAGATTAACGGAGAGTTTACTCTTAGCTTTGAACTTCTGGAAGATGATCTAAAAAGCATCTATCTGGATTCAGAAGGATATATTCTTTGTGACGGATACTACTTCGATATTAAATACATTGAAAAGGAACATTCTGATACTTTAACGTACAGAATTGAATGTGAGAATGTAAGCTACAGACTGATTGAAAATGAAGTTGAATACTATACCTTTGACGGAACTCCTTCTCAGATACTTACAGACATATTATCAGGAACAGAATTTTCTGCAGGTGCAATTGACAGTACAGCTATAACAACCTTTGCAGTTTATGAGGAGACAAATAAGCTGGGGCTGGTTCAAAAGCTTTCTAATTTACTAAATTTGGAGATAGATTACAACAGCTTTTCAGTTTCTTTAAAAAATACAATTGGAGAAAACAGTGGCTTTGCAGTAACCTTTGGAAAGAATCTAAAGGGAATTAGAAAGATTATAGACAGAAGAAGCAACCTGACATATTACGATATTGATTTAGTTGAACTTAAAAGCCATCCTGATTATGAAGAGTTCAAAGATTTAGAAACCGTGGGAGTGGGAGATACTATCAGGATAATAGATAAGGCAATGAATATCGATATATTAAACAAGGTGGTGAAAAGGTCCTACAATCCAGTAAGAGCTATAAATTCAAAATTGGAAATTGCAAACAGCATAGAGCTTTTAACGGACAAAGTTACAAAGATACAAAGAGATACATTAGCAAAGGGAAAGACCTACCACGGAATAAGGATAAGTCCTGACACAGGATTTGAAAGCATAAGAAGCGACAAGATGGCTAGAGGTATATTTAATTCAGACACCTTGGCATTTCAAAAAGGCGACGGCACCGGTGAGAACTGGACAAATGCAGTATACTTTGATGTTGAGCAGGGAGAATATGTATTTGACGGAAAGCTTTCTTCTGATGTTGCGGTTTCAAATACTGTAATAACAGAATCGCTATATGCTGAAAACGGAGCAATTGCTAGACTTACCGTAGACATGTTGGAAACTTCAAATAAGGTGGAAAGATATCTAAATGAAGATACCAGTGACATGTCCTTTAAAAGAGTTTACGAGCAGTACGATTTATATATAACTGCTTCTGTTAAATACGACGAATATGATAACCTTCTTTCAGAACAACTTACAACTAAAGATTTAAATCCTGTCTTTTGGGCTGATGAAACCCATACAAGTACAACACTTAGTGACACAGGATATCCCGTTATGGTATACCAGTATGATGAAGTGGTAAAGATGCAGATTTCCTTTGAAGCAGATCCGGAAACTGGATACTACCTTCCAATAATTCAGCTTGGACAGGGAGATGGTGTTACTGAATTGTCTAGCAAGGCTTTCATAAGGAAAGGGCAGACCGGCATTGAGATGACTTATTATGAAAGCAATACCGGCAACAAAAGAAAGCTCAGCATTTCAGATGATGGCGTTGTTGTAGAAAACGGCTCAGAAAGTGTAGACCAAAGAAATGCAAGAAATGTTATTCCTTCTCCGTATAATCCTGTAACATCTACAGGAGATATAGGAGATATTTATATTGAATATGGAGACGATATAATTACAGATGAAGATGGAGCCGAATTAGTTGGTGGAGGAACTACAGATTTACATCATCATCCTACTTATATTCATACTCAATCAACTTCTGCAATTATTTGGAATATAGAACATAACTTAGGAAAATTCCCATCTGTTACTGTGGTTGATAGCGGAGATAGTGTGGTTGAGGGAGAAATAGATTATGTAGATAATAATAATGTAACTTTAACATTTAGTGGTGCATTTAGCGGAAAAGCTTATTTAAATTAGAGGTGATGTAATGAGTAATAATTTAATACCACAGGATAGATATAAAAGTATAAAAAATTTATATATAAAAAGTGCTGATGGTACTGTAAATAGAATTAAAAAAATGAAGATAAGAAAGCCTGGGTTTATAGAAGAATTAAGTAGAACTACTCATGAACATGACCCTTCTTATGGAGATGTTAATTATGAATATAATGATAGATATTTAACTGCTTCAGATGAAATGGTGCATCTTAGAGATAATTTATATGTAAACTTAACAGGAACATTAGTAAATGCTATATATTGTGGCTCACCTCAGCTGGAGAAATTTTATATTAATCTATGGGAAGTAGATACAAATGGAAATATGACTTTATTAGAAACAGAATCTTTATTTAGTATTTCAACATCGGGAAGTGCTAATATAGGAGATAAGAGATTACGTCTTATAAAAGTAGACGATAATCAAGTTTGTGCTTTTATAACTTATGGATATGCTTGTAGTTATACTAGTGATACTAGATATTTTTATTTATATGATTATTCAATTCCTGTTGATAAAAGTCTTAATCAAATAGGAACTAGTGGGTATCAATATTTCTCTAGTTCATTTGGGGAAGTATCTAATCCTACTATGTTTTTTAATGGAAGTAAAATAAAACTATTTGGATTTGGAGATAATGGATATATACATAATATTACATATAATCCATACACTCATACTAAAGAACATCATTCTACTCATTATATAAATACAGGTGGTAATAATTATAATATGTCTTTGGGTACAATTGTAAGATTAGATAATAATGTTTATATGTGTGGTAGTTTTAGAGATTATGAAAGTGGTAATGAAGTTAAATTTCAATTTCAAGGATTTACATTTAGTGCTACTGATACGGGTTTTGGATTTCAAGGAGGATTTAAAAATAATATTACTGTAGCAACTTATTATAAAAAAGATATGGAATTAAGTTTTCCTTTCTATAGAACAGGATTTAAAATTAAAAAAATAGACTACAATAAATATATCTTTGTAATACATGATAGAAATGACAATGATATTCTTTTATTAAATATTCAGTTAGACCCTTCTTATGTTATACAACATGCTATATCTTATCATTTAAATAGATTGAATTTACAAGGATGTGAAATAGGTGAAATTTTTGAAGTAATAAAAATAGAAAATGAAATATATTTATTAGGAAATACTTATAAAATGGAAACTTATACATATAAAAATACTACTGGAATAACTATTTTTCATTATCGATTAGATGGAGATGATATAACATATAAAGAAAAATATCATGATTTATTTTCTTTTGAAACTTTAGATCATGAGGTTTATAGTAGTC